GGGCGGCGCCGCCCGGCGCGGTTTCACCGGCGGGTGTTGGCGTGAGGTCGGTTGTGGCCACGACGCCGCGGGGCCCGATTGGTTCGGTCGATATCGAGGTGAGGATCGAGTATAACGCTGCGGTGCCAGCTAGCCCCAGCATGACTTTCCACGGTAGGTCCATGATAAGCACGTCAGTGGTCCAGCATCCTGCTGCCGTCTGGGCTGCGGTACGCAGGGCACGCCCCAGGGCGTCCTTCCAAAATGTGATAGTCAGCATGATTTATTCGGCTTCTTTCTGGGAGGGCTTCGGGGCTTCACCGGAGGGCTGGTTATCGCTGCCGGCGGTGAGGAGTTTTTCAATCCGGTCTAGCCGCTCCGGGAGCGTGGCCACGGTTCGGGCGATTTCCGGTAGGAGCCGGAGCTTGTCGGCAATGTAGTCGGTGAGGGTTTTCCCCTCGGTTTGTTTCCAGCCGGAGAATTTCGGCTTGTCCCCCTCCCATTCGGGGCCTACGAGCTGATCCAAAATCCAGCGTAGCATTTGTGATTCTCCTTCATCTTTAGTCATTGGGGCGGGCATACCGCCAGTGAACAAGTGTTCGAGTTCAGCACGGGTGCCGCGGTAAGCATTGATATCCACGTCATAGCCAGCAACCCGTGCATTGGAACCGAACTGCCAAATAGCGGGTTTCTGATTTCCTAGCGGGTAATCCCACTGCGGGTGAGAATTACCCCCGTACAGGAGCCGTGGCGCGCCATGAGGGTTGTCCCCATAGGCAGCTACCCACATGGCGCCGAACCGGTGGGAATCCGGTTCACCACCGTGGATTCGCTGCTCCCACCAAGGCACATAGGTATACACGCCAGGTACTCTCACACCCATCATTTCGAACAGGCGTTTAGCCTCCCAGATATGGTCCTCGGTCAGCCCGGCGTCAGTCTCACAATCTAACCACACGGGGAGTCGGTGGTTATCCCCCATAACCTCTAGAGCAGCACCTACCTGCTGCTGAATAGTGGTGCCCTCGTTGGGGTTCCGCAAATAGCAGTAGGCGGCACTCACGAGCCCCGCAGCGCGGGCGTCATCTACGTGACTGCGGTAGGTACGATCCTGGTAGGTGCCGTCACTGGTACGGATAATAGCGAAGTCGATGCCCTCATTGGCTGCGGCAACCAAACTCATGCCATCCTGGTGCTCTGACACATCTACGCCAAATATCGTACCGGTGACATTATTCGGCACCGTGTTATACGGCAGCGGGTGCGGGCAGCCCCGTAACCACTCCTCAGGATCCACCAGCCGGCTACTGTAGTCGTACTCATGTACGCCTAAATGTAGATGCGGACCGGTCGATTCGCCGTTACTACCCACATAGCCGATGAGTTGACCAGCGTGGACCCAATCCCCCACCTTCAAGCCGGTAGCAAACGCATCCCACATGTGACCATATTCGGTGCAACCGCCTCCCTCACTATCCGGGTGGTCAATCACAATCCACTGCCCATACCCCTGGGCGGAACCGATATACTGCACCGTACCGCCAGCGCAGGCGTAAAAGGGCGTGCCGTCAGGTGCGCCGAAATCCAACCCACTATGATGAGTGCCCCAGCGGGGCCCAAAACCACTAGTCAAGGTGTACGAATCCTGAAGCATTGGCCACTGTCTGACCATAATTACCCCTCCCTCAATAAAAAATATTGCCCCCACATTCAACCCGGCGCGCCGGGGAAACTGCGTATATGCGACACCACAGGAGGGGCACCTTGGTGGGGTTTGGTAGGCATAAAAACGGGGGCAGCGCGCTAAACGCACTGCCCCGGATACTCCTTCACCACATGGGCGACGAGCTACTAAAACCCTAACCCACAACCCGGATATTGCACAAAAACAGCGGAAAGCCGGACCACCTAGATAGGAAAGTTTACCTGCTCATGGCGCGGATAAAATCTATCTCTTTCCCCTGCTTTGAGAGTTGGTTCCACACACCACGAGGTGATTTATCAGGCTGGGAAAGCACCGGAGTCATAGTGAATCTTTCGGGGGTTTGTTCGAACTCCACCCGCATAACCCTTAGGGTTTGTTTTAGCCCAGGGATACCTAAATCCACCTCAACGGTGTGCCCCTCCCAGATGGTTTGCATGTTCGAAAGCGATTTCGGACCGATAGCGAAAGGCGCGCTAGGGTTGAGCTCGATTTCCAGCTGTGAAGATTCCTGTAGGGAGTCGAAATAGGCATCGACGTTTGCGCTAGAGGTTTGAACCGCTTTCCCCCGGTGTTCCCAGCCACTGGCCCACAAGAATTTTGGCGTTTGTATACTGATATGGGATTGGTTTCCGACATCAGCGACCATTTCTTTCGCCTGAGATCCGAATGTTCGTAGCCGCCAGCTTTTTATATCACCGTTTCCTCGGCTTATCGTATAGGTGGGTTTCTCCGGGAATTTCAGAACCTGTACTCGGATCATCCAGCGACCTTCATGCCCAGGTGTTACAGTAAAATAAAACCCACGACTGGCTAATGATAGTCGTACCATATCGCCAATACTGTTGGACTCCTGATTTTCACCTGACCAAAATTCTGGTGACTCATCCCATTCAGGCAAGAAGACTTCAAAAAAATACCGGCGTGGCTCTAGCGTCATTCCAAGTTTTTCTGACATGAGTTTTTGCATCATGGTAGACCCATTTGCCTTGGTGACAGGGAAATTAAGCGGCATTGGTGTGCCATATACGAAGCCGCCACCGTCCACTAAAGTCATTTCCACTATCGGCGTGTCCTCAGTGTCATCACCTAAAATATTGACCTCACGAGGACAATACAGATTAATGCGACGATTAATAGTTACCTTCACTAAATAGCCGCCCTTGCAGTTTATTAGGTGGTTAATCTGAGAGGAATATAGGCAGCGGATAAACAAATCACATGGCCCATCACAAGCACCTATAGCACCTTTGATATAAGTAACATGAGGTAGCAGACCGAACGACTCCCCCCAGGCACTAACAATTTCAAGCTTGATAGGTTCACTATCCCATCCCCAGGGCGTCAAATATTCTGTAGCCAATTTCCTACCTCTCTAGAACGGTGTAGCATAACGTTGATGCAGCGCAACGTATACATCGTCAGCTAAATCTTTTGGTAAAATAACCCGCATATCATCTGAAAGTGGCGCCATAGGACCTGATATATACCCCCAGACCGGCAGCCCCTGACTCGAAACCTTCCTCTGCATCGGATCAGTCTCAATTGTTAAATAGCCGGTAAATCCTTTCGCTTTATTCGTTATTTGCATTAGACTGCCCTTCGCCCCAAACTCGGTTTTACTAGGAGTCTTCTTAATATTTCTAAATATATACGTAGGATACAAGGGAGCCGATTTCAAAAGCGCTAAATCCTTGTTGGACAGTGATTTAGTTAACTGTAATTCATCACCACTAACAACAGCTCCTCCCGTATGCTCAACGGCTACTCCATTGGAAAACTGCCACTGGAAAACTAATGTACCCCACCAATGGGAAAAATTACTTGTCAATATCCACGGCTCAATCGGCGGCTCAGCAAACCTCATGCCTGGGTCATACGGAAAGCTTGTACCAGGAACTTTAGCTAACCTAGCGTCAATATACACCGTGGTGCCATCTGGCCTATCTATAAGAAGCTTGCCATCTTTCAATGCCGAATTCGCTTGATTCCACCATTCCATATGCAAGTTGTACCATGCCGTGGAAGATAAATCCGGGTTGATTTGGATAGCCAAAGCAGGCTCTATTTTCCCATATTTCACCCCGCGAATATTCACACCAGATTCGTCATAGTTATAGGAGAATTCACCCATGAAATTGGAATTATTCATATCCAATTTCACACCCTGCGCACCCGTCGTTAAATTCCAAACCTTACCATTTGGAGCTTCCCAACGTACCGTTAACATTAAAAACCACCTCCACGAATCTGGGCAGCACGCTGCATCGCCTCAATCTCACGCAGCGGGGCTGTAGGGTCAGCAGCCACCACAGTGCCCACATGCACGGAGTAATCACCACCCAGCCGGCTACCC